TTGTTGCCACCAGCGCCAGGACAAATCCGATCACGATCATGGCAATGACAAAGTACCATGTCACCGGGAAGCCCGTCATATCCACATAGGCAAAGTACGCCACCAGGGTAAACGCCACAGACAACACCAGAACCTGTAAATCGGTCGGGATGCTGCGCAGTCCCGGCAGTCCTTTTGTCACCTGGGTAATCACAACGGTCAGGAAACAGATGACCCCTGCCACAAAAATCAGGAGATTGAGATTCTCCATCACCATTTTAAAAATATCCAACTGCATCGCTTCTACCATAAGTCATTCCTCCTTTTATTCACTTTTTTCCAACTTATCAATTCTGTGATGTGCTGATTTAACGGACTGCTCCACAGCCGTGATCCGGCTTCCATGTTCCACGATTTCCTCCCTCAGTCTGTCAACATTTTTTGATGTTTCCCGTACATCAGAGGCAATATTATCCAGCTTTGTACTGATTTTAGTATTCAGTTCCGCTCGTTTCACTGCATCATCTATATCTGTTTTTTTGCTGTTTTTATTGCTGTAATATACTGATGCCAAAAATCCCAACAGCGATATTACAAGCGCAATCCACTGAGTATTCATACCTACTTCTCTCCTATCATTTTTTGCACAAAAATAAGACCGGTTTACGGTCTCGCTCTGATCTCTATCACGTCTCTCACCCTTTCTTGGGAAATATGATATCATTTTTTGATAACTCTCTTAATTCTTCAAGCATATAATCTGGACTATTGCTATCACTAGCTAATTCGCTTAATAGCATGATATTCCTCGTATTTGAAACCTCAGATTCAATCTTTCTGTATTTGTCGGATAGTTCCTGCACTGCTTTTAATAATAGAAAGACAAGCTGGCTGATTATAGGCTGCTCCATAGTATCCAGTACATTTCCTCTGATGTCCTTTTGCCCTACACTTCTGATAAATTTTTCATCAACAGTTTTCAGTTGTTGAGTAATCACACCAATATCTTGATGACCACCATTTTTATAATCAAACTGATAGAAAGCAATTCTATCAATCTTATCAAGTGCCGATGTTGTACAGATATCTATATTTTTCTTTAATCTTGCATCTGATTCCGAAACATCAAAGGTATACGTTTTTGTAATTGTAACTATTTCCCCATATGATACACCTGAATTATTGACAAAATTTAAGCATCTTGCATATTTACTACGCTCGGAAGTAACGCCACAATATCTTATTCCATCAATCTCAAATACAAGAGGTTCATATTTACTAATAGGATCCAAAGAAAGTATAAAAGAATTATCTCCTCTATAAAAACTTATTCCATATGTATCCATACTAAAAGAAAAATCGATGCTCGTATTCGTTGCCCAAAGAAATTGAGATCCAAAAGTAGGAATCGGATCTTTAACAGGCGCTTGAACGCAAAAAGTGCCATCGGTTTTTTCATCTACTATAATGAGATATGGACCGTTAAATGGATCTAACGGAGTAAGATAAACGCCAAGCCCAGCTCCACTATTATTCTTAACATGGAATCCATCAGCATTTATTTTAATTGTTCCTTCGCTATTTTCAAAATTAATATCCGAACCAGTAATTTTACTACCTGTAATACTTCCTGTGAATGTTCCGTTTTTAGCTACAATACTTCCATCCGTAAGAATTTTGAAATTGGAGTTGGCTGTCACCAATCCTTCTAATTTAATCTTAGATGCTTTAATTGTGGCACTTTCGGATGACAGGTTGATCTGTGCTATCAACTTGCCTTTATCCGCTTTTCCCTCCCATGCACTGGAGGACGTCACTGTGGCAACAATGGCGCTGTCTGTGATTTTTAAACTCGCCTCATTTTTCCATGTTTCCAGCGACGAGATCCGTCCGGTAGCTGAATTAAGTGAGCTTTTAGTGGCGTAAATGCTGGACACCGATGCAGTAATAGAGTTCGCCTTAGCGTTGATTGCCGAATTCATCTGTGCTGTTGTGCTGTAGTTCTTGCTCAGATTCTGCTGTACCGTCGAGATATTAGCAGATAATCCGTCCACGCTCGCCTTGTACGTTGCCACCTTGCTGTCCAAGGAGGTATACTGCCCGGATACTGTATTATATTTTGTAGTCAGATCCGAAAAGTTCAGCTCCAGGGAATCGATCTTCATAACCGCCGACGCCAATTTGCTGTACATAGTGGCGTTACTGTTTTCCAACTCCACAAGCTCTGATTCACTGATCAACGCCGAGAGCTTGCCCTGTACCACAGAGATACTTGTCTCATTTGTTTTGAATCGTTTCAGAACGGCCTCATCCCCGTATATGTTTATCTCTCTTTCAAATCGCACACTGTTTTCACCGTCTTTCTTGTAAAAAATCCATGTTAAAAGGCACCCTTTACGGATACCCTTTAGAATAGATTCTTCTAATAGTGAACTAAATAGTAAGACAAAATTCAATGCGCAATCAATTTCGAAACCATCAAATGTAGATGGCATTGAAATAAAATTATGGACTGCTACAGTGCGGAGAATCGGAAGAGCTGCTTATATCCAATTTAACGTCCAAGGAACCATCACAAAATATAGAAGCTTTATTACACTTTTCACTCTTCCGGAAGAATTACGTCCGGTATCAACAGTTATGATTAACTACATTACACAAGATGGAGAGCCAATGTTTTTAAATATATCGTCAACAACCGGCGAAGTTCAAATATATGCCAGCACGTCAATCAAAATTGAAGATGGCTTTCTTTTAAGACAGTGCATTGCATTTGTTTGTGCAGGTGATTAGACAACCCACTCTCCTCTTCGCTTTACCTGGAACTTTGGCTCGCTGATCGTATAGCTGAAAGCCCAGACAGCTCGATATGTGTCATCATCATAGGTTTGCACAATAGCCGTAAATACACTACCGTAAACAATTCGGACAATATAAGTTTTAGAATCGGACGGCATATCATCTGCACATTGACGTAGCATTGAGTCAATGTTTTCAAATGTGTTTACTTTATAATTTTTATATGCGAATTTAATTTCACTTGACGTCTTACTATTTTGTTAAATATGCGCTCTTCCACTTGCTACTTTTGCGCCGGCGCAACGAATAAGCCACCCATACGGCCGGCTTTAAAACTCCTATATTTTATACCTTCCTTATGCGATACACCGCATGAACGATGCTTTTACCGCCTCCTGCTTAACTGATATATACAACATCGTCGTATCGGCCTTGGTATGGCCTGCGTATGCCTGTAGTTCCTGAAGCGGGATCCCTCGTGCGCCTCCGTCCGTCAGCATCGTCCGCCTAAATTTGTGTGGATGGGCATGGATCCCGGCTGTAAGCCCCAGCTTCCTCAGCATTGCTTCAATACCGTTCTTTCCGATTCTCTTGTATGGGCGCCGGAGGGAAACAAACAGCGCTGGATTGCTGTCCTTCCGACTATCCAAATACTTCCGTAGATGGTAGATACATCCGTCCGTCAGATACACCGTCCGTTCTTTCTTCCCCTTTTGCCCCCAGATCACAATCTCCTTTTTATAAAAGTCAATGTCCTCCCGATTGATTGCCACCACTTCACCAATTCTTCCAGCCGTACTATACAACAACTCCATGATCGCCAGATCCCTTTGCGTCTTGGCAATATCCTTTAGATGTTCCCTCTCCTCCGCCGTGTAAGGCTTCTTGATCTTCTGCGGCACCTTTACTCGTTTCAACCTCCGAGCCGGATTCCGGACAATGTACCCCTCATCCGCTGCCCAACTGAAAAAGCTGGATATGTAATGCCGCAGAGTTTCCATGTAAGATATAGAAATCTTCCTCTGTTCCTGATATATCGCCAAATAAAACCGCAAGTCATTGGTCGTAATGTCCGGAAGCCGTTTATTCAGCGCCTCCATCAGCATCCGGATACACCGCTCATAATTCTGCAACGTACTTTCTGCACAATTCTCAAGCCGTTTACTGGCGATATACAACCGCAGGATCTTCTCCCAGTGCCTCTCACTAACAACAAGTTCCATACATTCCTCCTCGATTTTCAGCCCGTGGAGTTGTACCAACAATACATTTTCCAACTTCCGAAGCTGTTCGTCTGTCAGATCTTCCTGCATCGCCGCTACCACTCCATTAATTACTTTCTCTATCATTCTCCATTCACCTCCTGTTCCCATTGTAGGACAGGAAGCAGACAGTAGTGAACTAAATAGTAAGACATTTGAAGCTTCAAATGTTGTGACAGACATCTTACAACTTGACGAAATGGAGAAAACCAAGATTTCGTATGTAAACGGCGCTCTGATAAACCAAAAATCCGTTTATGGATTCGCACTTACTATTGACTATGGCTCAGTAATGTCGCAGTTAGTTTTTGGATCATTCAGTGGGGCGTCTGGCATTGCGGTAAGAGGAAAATCTGGATCGCCTTTGCAATGGAAAGATTGGAAGTTTTTATAACATAGAAAACTTAAAGTTAATTCTGTCAAATTCTTTCCATTCCCTGCCTTCTATTTGTACGACTACACAATTTTTTCGGTTTTAATTCGGTATAATAGTGGATCTTGGTCAGCATAAATACGCCCGGTCAGAATTACATCTCCTGCCCCAATCATACAAAGAATATCCATTTGGCTTCCGGCACCTACATATACAATACCTTTTCCGGTAATTGTATAAGTAGCGTTAGTTATTTCTTGCATTGCAGTCGCTGACAAATAGAGCGGATAACTAATTCCAACTTTCAATTTGGTTCCAAGGTTAAGAAAATCCTGTTTGGACGTTGCATATACGCTTGTCTTACTATTTAGTTCATTAAGCGCCGCCACCAATGTCTTTGTCCCCTGGTCTAGGGTAAAGGTTTTGGAAGTCAATTTGTTCAAAATTGCCGTTGCCAGCTTGTCGTAATCAATCAGATACTCCTCCGACGCTCCTGACAGAAGTACTTTGTCACCTGTTACCGGCTCCGTTTTTGTTGGTAATGCATTAATCATCTGATCTGCCACGTTTAATCTCTCCTTTACGTTTCTATCCATGTCGTCAGTCTATTGCCTTTTCTCGTTTTCAAATAGGCTCCTGACCTTGTTTTCAGATATCTTGTTTCGTAGGTAATAAATCGCCCAATATAGGTAGACCCGAAGCCTACATCCGTTTTTTTTACCGTGATCCCATATCCGTAGCCGATGTACTTCTCACCTGACTCGCTTTTCGCCCACCAGGTAAACCACCGGCTTGTAAACGTGCTTGTCACGTCTTTCCCCTCTTTATAGACTTTCGCTGTCAACGTCACGGTGTTATTCCCATTGTCGTTGTACTGGACGTTAAAGAGTAGCGTGTTGTCCGTTACTCCTATGATATCTGTCTGCATACTGGATATATCCGCCTGTATCCCTTTCATGCCCGTCTGGATGTTTGTCACGTCCGTCCGGATCGTCTGCATCCCTTTCCGGACTTCGTCGATATCCTCCGCCAGCCCTTCCGCATCTGTCAGCACAATCACACTCTGGCTGTCCAGTTCATTCAGCCCGCCCGACGAGTACAGGGTACAGCGGATCGCCTTGACATTCCCACTAGACGGCGTGTAATTCTTCCAGAGCTCATCAGCCGCAGACATATACTTCTGTGCATAGTCCGTCCCGTCGGTGCTCTCCTCGATCTTGTAACGGCCTATGTAGTCCGTCAGCAGAACTCCATCGTTATACTGTGCATAAAAAGTCACCTGGGACGGCATCATCGTGCCATCCTGCTGTTTCCGGATCACTAGCGTGCTGCACCGCAGATTGTAGGACACACCGATCTTGCCGTCTGGAGCCTTGCTGATCGAGAAGCGCTTCTTGATGTGTGCGCCGCCGGTACGGACAACCAGGTACTTTCCATCTCGGGTTGTCAGTTTGTTGCCGGATTGGTCTGTCAGGTACATATCTCCTGTCCCGTAAAGGGCGTCAATATCCACCCATCCGTCATCGGTTGTCATGCCTGTTACCTGATACGTCCTTGTCTGGGCGTTCCAGGTTCCGGTCACGCCATTGGACTTGGTGACCTCATACGTTGCTTTTGCCGATACATCCGCATCCCCGGAGTAGACGGTGATTTTTGTGCTACAGTCCGAATAGTCCCCGCCGGATCCGTCCGTATTCGTATGTACCACATGCGCTTCGTTGCTGAGTACGGCGCTGATCGCATCCAGCGTATCAATCCCTTTGACCGCTTCCAGGGCTTTCTGTGCAGCGTCTTGGGCTGCATCCGCCGCTGACCCTGCCATCGTGATCTCACTTGACATCTGAGAATAAACCTGGCTCAGATTCTGGTTCTTCTCATCAAACCAGATCCGGCTGCTCTTTAAAACCTCCGTGGATCCGTTCATTTCCTCAAAAAGGCTGACGATATCCAGCTTGCTTCCTGCGATGGCCGCATCGTCCGCTACCATATCATTAACAATCATCCCGTCGGCAATCGCCCCAGGATGGATCCCCTCATCGTCGATCAGGGTTCCGGTGCCCTCCGCATTAAACAGAGCAAAGGTAAAGTCACCATTTGCGTCCAGACCTGCCTGCATCCGGACTGTGCCGTTTTTGTCTTTCCACTGCTGTGTGGCGCCGACAATGGAGATCCCGCCATCATCCGACTGGATCCGGAACTTATTTGTGCTGATCGTTCCGGCCAGAAGGTCGTTGACTGTCACCGCCTGCATGACGGCGTTGCGGATCAGAGCGCTGTCAATCACGGCATTGGCCGATGTAAGGTGGATGTTTTGGAGGTCGCCGATCCCAGCATTTCCGGAGAGCAAGGACTTGATATTGGCGCTGTCGGTTTCTAAGACATTAATGACTGCATGGATTGCTTCCAAATTCCCCGCTGTTAAATCTTCAAATTCACCATATTCAACTTCCAAATTTTGAATGTGGGCATTAACAGCTTCCAAATTTTGAATGGTTGCATATGTAATTTTTGCCGTATCAACATCGAGTTTGTTTATCAGCGCATGATCGATCAAAACAAGCTGTGCATAGTATCGATCCATTTCGTTTGTTTTAGGACCTATAAACCCATTTACCTGCTCAGATTCCGACTTTCCAGACGCTTCCACTTCCGTTGTAAGACCACCATCAAATTCTACAGTTAAAGACATAACTGGCACTTTATAGGATGTTCCGTTTTTGTCTTTTACTGTTAGAATATCCCATGGATCAATACACGGGTCTCCCAGAAACCGAATTGATCCCGGCATATATGCAAAATCTCCAATAACGTCCCATACGGATTTTAAAATAGCTTGTGTCATAAATGGATTAGAGAAGCTGATTTCTCTTGTGCCACTCCCTGCACTTACTGAAATATCATTTCCTTCTTCATCTTGTCCCATATAGCACGTGATTTTCTCTACAATGTATGGAATATCACTATGTGTAAAACCATCCCAATACCGATTCGTATTGATTTCATAATTAGAATCTATATATGTTCTGATTTCAATTTCTCCGGTTCTATTGCATATTGCAAAGCCACCGTACATCTGAGCAATATAGGAAAGTACCTCTCTACACGTATAGCCAACTGGCTTGTCTATACTTAAAGAATCTAAACCTTCCGTTACAACCGGAACTCCAGTTAGATTTTCAATTTCTGATAAAACCGCCGTTGTGGTAGTCTTGTCCGGAAGACTTAGAAAACATGGAACCTCCATTTTCATCATGCGATCATATGCAATAATTGAAATGACATCCTCTTGTTTGTCCGGCTTCTTAGTTGTAAAATACCCCATTGGCACATATTCAACCAATCCGTTAACTTCCAAGCCAAACTGAAGTAATAGTTCTTTACTTTCAAATTGAACATCCATGCTCTCAAGAGTCATCTCAATATATTGAGAAACGGCAGATCCAACCGTGAAATCATCTCCACGATTAGAACCGCCGTTTACCTTTATACTCTTTATTCCAGACGTTATTATTGTATCATCAATAGAAATAAGAGCCTTAAATGTTCTGGAGTCTTCTTTAATCAACTGAGAAAAGGCATCTGAAACTTGATACATTTCCTATCACTCCATCCGTTTTTTACATAGCAATCATAAATTGCAAAATTTCCAAATCTTCTGGTGTAAGGGCGTCAAATTTACCATCGTCACACCGTTCTATGTCTTCCAATGTTACGGTATGGATCTGAAACTCTATTTCAATTTCCAGAAGCTCGTTCATCTCCTCAGCATAGGCTTTCCGGTCTTTCAGCACATACTCATTTCCATTTGTCTGATTCTGTCCGTTTTCATCTTTCGCACAGTACTTTTCCAGAATCTCAGCACGTGCCTCTTCATATGCCTGTGCCGCTGATTCCATAGCTTTCATATTTTTGTTGATTGCAAAGCCAACCTTGATCGGGAGCTGCTTCCTTTTGATTTTGGCAATTCCATTAAAAACTGCCACCATCTGTTTATTCTTGATCTTCATTACTCTGCTTCCTCCTTCTTTTGATTGTCATCTGTATCTTCTGATCCTCCTGCCTCCTGGGTCTGCTGGTCTTCCAGATCAAATAGCAAGTTATCAAAGTCAACCATATCTTTGCGGCATTCCGCCTTATTTGCCTCGTACAGATCCAAATCCTGAATGGTCTTACTGCTGTTGCTCCGGCCAGACTCAGGGATTTGGGCAGACATATAAACTGCGATTCGATCTCCACTTTCTTCATTATGGATTATTGATTGATAAGATAATGATATACTTTTTGTTCCTTTTAACATCGTTTTTTCCTCTCAATTCTGTTTATTTTTCAATCAAATCTACTTTTACACCGTTATATGTAAGCATTCCATTTACATAACTGTATACAGGATATGTCGGAGTACCTGCATAAAACCTTTTGGTGATCCGACTGTTACTTCCTGGATCCAGGAAAGTCACATAAAAAAAGGCGGGGGAAATAGCAGCATCAATAATTGCCACATCCTCCCGACTTAAAGGCGGCCACTCACACTGTAATTTATATTTGATCCCTACTAGATCTCCTATTAAATTACCGTCAGCCGCCCTCCCTGTATTCGCAGACCAGACTTTTTCTTTTGTAATCGTTAATCCTTCTTTTTTCAAGGTTGGCATCGTAACACTGCCAATCACAAGAGGCTGACTCACGATACCACCTCCTAATACACAAATCCAAAGTTTGGATCCGATCCTTTCATCTCATTATATTTTTTTACGATTTTTGTGACCAGCTTACCGCCATCAATCTCAAGAGTTATATGAACATCCCCATTTTTCCCTCCGACTGATTGAGACATGGCCGCTAAAACCGCATTGTAGATTGCAGGTCCCACACCTTCTGCAATACCAGAAATAATCTGATTATTATTTGCAACCACATTTCGGTTCCCCATTCTTCCTACAAGTTCTGGCCCGCGTTCATTGGCTATAAACAATTCCCCCATATTTGGGAAACCACCCTGAGCATACCACTTGACTTTGAACCGAGGGATTGATATTACCTTATCGCCAACACTTTGCTTGGAATAAGATGATATATTCATGTGTGGAGTAGGAATATGTACAGATTGCAATCCTCTTTTGAATGAATTTGCCGCATTTTTTCCAACCGTGTACATACTTGACATTGCGCTACTTACTTTTGATGGAAATGACCGAAATACAGACACGCATGAATTCATTTCACTTTTTGTTACGTTCACCATTGATTTCCAATTTGCTCGATAGGAACTGATAATAGAGTTCATAGAAGACGAAATACTATTTTTCATATTTCCCATTTTTTGTGAGACGCTTGTCTGCATCTGGCCTATCGCACTGGTCGATGTAGAACTGATAGAACGCCATTTTGACTCAAAAATGTTTCCAACTTGGTTCATCGTACTTGATACGATGCTCTTCACAGAGTTCATTTTTGACTTCACAGAGCTATCAATTCCGTTAATCGAAGAATCCACCTGTCTTTTGGAATTCGACCATGCCTTTGACGTATCGGATTCCGTTCCTGACCAAGTTTCTTTTACCTTGCGGCCGATTGATCCGAAAATATTTGATGCGCCACTCTTCATGCTTTCCCAGATATTTCCTGCGGTTTTCTTCGCACTCGACCACAAATTTGAAGTTGCTGACTTCGCTCCCTCCCAAGCCTTGGAAACGCTGTCCTTGATGTTCGTGAATTTTTCAGAAGCCCATGATTTCAGATTGTCCCATGTTTTAGAAAGTGAAGTGCTGATTTCAGACCATTTTTTCGATGTCCAGTCTTTCACCTGATTCCACTTTTCTCCGACCCAATCTTTCACTTTCGATGCTGCATCCTTGATCTCATCCCAATGAGTCACGATCAGAGCAACTCCACCAGCAATTCCAGCAATCAATAGACCTGTTGGGCTGAAAATCTTCGTTCCGATACTGGTTAATATCGGGCCAGCTTTTGCAACAACCGTAGACGCCGCTGAGGAAATTTTAGGGAAAATTGTACCAGAGATAAAATCAACTCCAGTCTTTATCGCAGGAGCCGCCGTGGTTGTAATAAAATCTCCAATACCCGTAAACGCCTTGCCTGCTAAATCTGCAACCTTAGAAGCCACCGAACCGATTTTAGAGAACAAACCACCTTCTCCTGTGATATGACCAATTCCCTCTGAGACTTTAGGAACTACTCCGGTCTTAATCAGATCACCGAATCCGCCAAACGTATTCGAGGCTTTTGTGATCCATCCGAGAATTTCTGCGGATAAGTCAACAAAGCCGAATACTCCTTTTAACAGTGTCAATCCAGCAACAAATGCAAGGAAAACTCTTCCTGTTCCTGTATCAAACAAACCTGAAATAACTCCGCTGAATGCTGTAAATATAATATCTCCAACTGTCAGTAAAATTCCGGCCCAGTCAATATTTCCAAGAAACTCTCCGATCGCCACACCTATTGCGTTCCAGTCTGTGTTTTGAACTACAATATTAATAGTGCCAAGCAAATTCATTACAAAGTTACTCAACGTAGTGGCAAGCGTAGCCCAATCCGTATTATGAATGAAATTGTTTATTCCGGTATATAAATTCTTTGCAATCGAATCCCAATCAACCGTAGAAGTAAAATTACGCAAAATGGTTGCCAATCCATTTAATCCAGTTGATAATGTCAAACCAATGGTTCCGAAATCAACTGTAGAAAAAACTCCATTTACAGCATTTGCAAATGAAATTCCAATTGTCTCGTAATCCAAATTCATTACTGTTCCATATAAAATGTCCCAGATAATCATAAATTTGTTTCCTACGAATTGACCAAGGTTGTCCCATTCTACCTCATAAAATATTCCATTTACACCTTCAGCAAACTTTGATCCGAGGTTTTTCCAATCTATACCGGTAATTAAAAGATTCAACGTATTAATAATTGAATTTATTCCTGCTCCTACCGTTCTTCCCATCAGATCCCAGTTGATATTATCAACAAGGCTGTTGAATGTAGTCGTGAAAGCATTGCAAAAATAAGTAATCTTTGGACCTACGTTCTTCCAATTGATTGCATCGTACAACTTCTGCAATCCTGTGTTGACTCCATCGGCTAAGATTTCTCCAAGCCCTTCCCAGTCTTCGGCAAGGAACGCTTCACGCAGTTTCTTGGCAAAGTCTGCTAATGGGCCATCAACCTTAACGGTTTCAAACATTTCTGACGGTGACAGATCTAATCCACCACCTCCGCCACTACCTGAACCATTTCCACCTCCGGAGCCAGATCCTGCGTTAGGATCATTTAAAATATTCAACTGGTCAAATCCTAAAACTGTTCGTTGAAGCTTTTTTGCGGATTTGTTGGCATCATCCAGCCCTTTCCCTGCATCATTTCCAGAAGATCCAACATCTGCAAGTGATGCTCCGTAGTTTTGCACCACCTTTTTGGCATGTACAACAAATCCCTTTCCTGTAAGCGCCGCAAAAAATGTTCCGATTGCATTTAAAGCCCCGGCAATCATATTGATGAAACTCTGAATATATGGTGCCACCACATTCACAATAGGTGCAAATGCCGCCGCCCACGCATTTTTCAGATATGTCAATGCGGATACCATCGATGAAATACTCTGATTATACGCATTGCTGTACTGCACAAGGTTGTTAGATCCCTCCGCAATCGCTCTTTGAATCATGCTGATTCCCTGGAATACAAAAGAAAAGAGGACTGATGAACCGATCATCCGTCCCCATGACATTCCTTTATTGGTTTGTTTTTGTACTCCAAGCAAAGCGTTCTTCAACTTACCAAGCTGAGAGATCGGCGTCGCAAAGGCTTTCGCCATGTTTTTTGCACTCTTTGTTATAGACGAGATTCTATTACCAACCTTAGAGAGTGCCTTTACCGCAGATTGTCCGAATCTGACCGGAAGCAAAAAAGCTTCTTTTAAAACGCTTCCAAGCTTTTTTGCGTTTACACCAGCCTCTTTCATCACCGCACTTACTTTGGACAACTTTGACGATAATGCTTCTGTCTTCGACAACCCAATAGACTTATCATATTTCTTTTTCTCAGCAGTGAGTCTCGCAAGTTGTTTTGCTACAGTATCATACTCCGTATCTCCCTGTTTAAAACCTTGAAAAGCCAGTCCTCCAAGTTCCTTTTTTAAGCTCTTAATCCTGGATTCATATGTATTGACTTTCTCAGTCTCCATAGAATTTTCAAATTGGTTGATAGCTCGTCCTGCTTGTTGCGCACTTCCACCAAATTGTTTCATTAAATCATTGAGATTCCGGATATCCTTGAATTCTTCTCCAAATACCATAGACATAGCATCTGGATTGTAATTCATTGATCCAGGCGATACATCCGTTACCTTGGGGATTTCGCTACCAGTACTTTTTTTATCAAAATCATCCCAATGTGTTATTTTCAAAGCCGATGTTTCTTTTTTGATTCTCTCTATTGCTTCCCGATATCCTTCTGCTTGGTTTGTTGCTTTCTGAATATCATAAACAAGACTCTCCCAGGATTTTCCGAGTTTATCAGTTCCCTCCAGACTAATCTTTTTATCAAGCCTTTCATTCAACCTTGTTGCCTGCGCTTCTGCATTTTTCAGACCGCTTTGAAGCTCTGTAAGTCCTTGTCCTGAAAAATCAATATTCCTTCCAACATCCTTAAATTTATCGAATAAATCGTCCAAAGACTTCTCTGTATATTTCAAATCCGAACGGTCAATTCGCGGACCACGAGTAACTCTACTCATTTTCTTCTGCGTCCGGAATATCGAGTCCATTTCTTTTTTGAACTTTTCCATCCCGAAGAAGTCAAGATTTCCGATTTTATCAAGACCGGTAGTAAGCGCAACCACTTTCTCCAGACTACTCGCAATCTTATCAAGATGCTTTTCCATTCCAGACAGCGACCTACTTGCTTTATTCGCTTCCGCTTCGACCACTATTTCCAGTCTATCGATTTCATTGCTCACTTACTCTCACCTGCCTTGCCTTTAAAAGCTTTGTTTGCCGCATTAGCCCAATCTGCAAACCGCATAGCCGCCACGGAAGAATCTTCTTCCTTTTCTTCCTCTGACATTGATAATGCTTCTTCCGGGTATTTTCCATTCTTTGACAACGCCGCATTGATCGCCCGGAAAACATAAGCGCCATGAAGCCAAGCGGTATAATCAATCATATCCGCTTCTTCCTGACGCTCTTTTTCATACTCTTTCTGATAGATTCTCAATAATCGAGGTGTCATGTTAAGAAACTCTGAGTGTGGAATTTTACACCGAACAGCGATCGGAAGATAGAACTTCTCAATCGCTTCCGTGAAACTCTTTACTTGGATTCTTTCTCGGTTGCCTCTGTCTCTTCCTCGGTCCCCGTCTCGGTTTCTTCCGCTTCGTCCTGGTTCATCATCTTGTCCATTCCGAGCATTTTCTTGAAAAAATCAGATTCACTCAATGCCTTTCCGAATGCATTTGTGATATCCTGAAGATTTCCGCCGCCAAGTACATGCTGTGTAAGTAGCGCTTCTGCTTCTTCACGATCAAGCCCCGTCACCGCACAAGTGAATCCCATGGCGATTAGTGTCACCTGTCCTTTTCTAAACGCATCAATGATAGAAAATCCCTGCTCTTCCATCTTGGTATAGTGACCGATTGTAAGCTCCTTGGCCTTATATTCCTTGTTGTTGATTTTTACCTTCACCATTGCTTATTTCTCCTTAATTATTTGTTCAAAAAAGGAGCAGTCTTATGACCGCTCCTCACGCTTTGTTATCCCAGACCATCCGTATCATGAGCCTGATCCAAACGCTTCGGACGCCGCTTCGTCAAAAACCTCCGTAGAACGGGTGATAGTAATCGTTGCTTCACGTACGCCGTTTACCTCACCTTCGTTTACGAACACAGAGATCTTCCCCTGCCATGAGAAGATACCATCAATGCCATTCGTTCCAAATTCAAGCTGAAAGAATTTGTCTGTCTCAATCCTTTCCTTGATTGCATCATAAGAATCTTTCTCGTAGTTGATTGTAAACTGCATAGCATCAGACGACTGCACACCCTCTACAAAGGTCTGCATTTTGTCTTCCATGTCCGTGGTTTCGATCTGCTCCGGTTCTCCACCAAGCTGCGGATATGATTTAATTCTGCACAGCTTTGTCAGCGCACTCGCTGTTGCTCCTGATTTCAGTACGGTATTAATTGTACTTCTTCCACCTGCCATAATATTTCCATCCTTTCTACCGGCTAACTCCTGCCGGTTAGCGACTACCTCTTGCAGTAGCCGGTGCATAATAAAAGAGAGCTGTTAAGCTCCCTTGGTTTCAAACTTCTCTATTTCATCCACCGATGACACGATTCTACGGAACCTTGCCACCATGCGATAGATATTGGTGTCCGCGGCGTTCGTGACCTTTGACGGACCATACTTCCGCTCATAGCCCATGATTCTCATAGCGTCGCAGGCTTTATTGATGATCGTCTTAGCTTCCGTGATATTCTTGTTGGAAAACGACTGAATCTCAATCATGGAAACCACCGCATTTTCAGTGTTCTCCAAATCAACCGCCGTGTCCGGGTTGTCAATCTGCTCCACACTGACTGCTGGGAATGAAATGGGGAATTTCGTGTTGTCATTCTGCACGGTCTGACAAACATCAGAAATATAGGTCTTTACATTGGTAAGCACCCTGTTCTCAACATTAATCACTTCCAAACACATCCTTTGCAATGTTCATTATCACGCTCATATCCCGCAACTCCTGTGCTGTCTCATACATGAACGGACGAGACGGCATACCTTTTGTCCAGTGCCATTCTCCATCATTGAAGTACCACCACCCGGCTTCTCCGTGATTATTGGTATCATACTTCCAATTCGCAAGCCCTGTATCTGGATGAGGATTTGACTTTCCGACAACGCCTGTCCCAAACTCAACGAAAGCCGCCCAATCACAATCCGTGTATATATAATAGGAAGCTCCATTGGAAACAATGTCTCCTGGCTCCAGATTCATACTGTTCAGAAGCTCCCCGGTCATCACAGCGTCAAAGCTAAGTATCTTTAACTGGGCGATTGCCACACCCTCTTCTGCCAACCGATAAGCGAACTCTTCACACTTATCCGGCAGGCTCTTACGATACTCTCGGACTTTCTTCGCAAGGTCACGGAAGCCTTTTGCGGATAAACCCGTTTTATACCTTTGCATAGCTACTCTTCAATACGGTCAATCCCGTATTCTACGGCACACATATGCTCAATTTTGCACCCACGGGCTTCATCCCATCCCGGTGCGAAATAGGCTACATCAGCAGTAGACAGCAGTTCCAGTGACTTTCCAAGAAACCACAGGGGTCTTGCGTCTGCCGGTGCGTTCTGGAAAAATGAATCAATCACTTCCACGGGTTCTCCAACTACCGCTTCTGCTTTCCTGATTGCTGTATCTCTTTCTTTCAGAATATCTTCGTCTGACTTGCCTTTCACAGGCTGTGAAATAAATAATTTCTTCATGTTCTCTCCTTACTGGGCGTTCTTCGCCCTCGCTTTCAATGCAATCACCAGTTCATTCAGACCATCTGCCGGAGGCGCCGCCACCTCATAATCTGCTGAATCCGGGTCTGCCGTCCCATCTTCCAGAAGAACCGGCTCTGTCTCATACCAGACAAGGGATGTCTCGGTAATCGGCAAGTCCATATCCGTTGTTGATATAGACCGTGTAAAGTCTATATCTGTTCCGAATACTGCCGCCTGCGCTGAACCTTTCCCCGGTGATAAATTGGCATAAAAAGAAACCGGCGGACTATACCCTGCCGTATAATCCCCGGTCTCGTCTCCATTTTCATCCACAATAGGAATCTTGTCTCGGTACAATGCGTACCAGAGCTGTCGTTGGTTTTTCTTTAATGAACGCATATTACTCCCTTAAAAATACTTCAAAATCACATCTTGTAATACTGAAGCATACCCACATAAATTTTCATAAGAACTCTTGTTTTTCGTTTTTAGGGCCAATAATTCCGATGATGAAACATCAGGATGTTTTGTTTTTTCAAGATTTGCAATAGTACTTTTATCTGTACGATATTGTTTAAGGTCATCCTTTAGATTTTTTAAGCACTGTCCACATTCATCAGAAAATTTTTTGTTCTGATCATCTAATCCAAATCTCTCTTCATAAGCCAATTCATCGTCTAATTCATGCTCAATATCAGATAAGTACTGCATACGCTGTTCATCATCATCACAATTTTTCATTAACACAAGCATATTTCGTATACACCTAATTCTCCTTTTTAAATTACGAATATACGCAACGCCTTCTCTCTTGTCATCCTGTTTGCGATAATACTTTGTTACCAACCATCCACTAAACCCTCCAGACAGACCTCCTGTCACCAATCCAATGATAAGATCATATATTATTGAACACATCTCCTTCACTCTCCTTTCACCGCTATTATACGATAAAAGAGAATAATTTTAAACGAGATTTTACGCTCTTCCCACCACCAATACCGAACGCACCCTGCGGTTCTCACCACGCACAATCTTCTTTGACTAATCCTATGACTAATCAATGACTAGCCTAAGACTAAATTGCGGCTTTACCCTGCCGCCGGGAGATATTGGATCACCGAACCTTTCTTTTCAGAATCCTGCCCATGCAAAAACTCCTTTCAGACAATCCTCTCTGTCTTTCCATGTCCTCGATGTTCCATTTGATGAATGGGCGCTCTGCCCTTCTGCTCCAATCTGGTTATAATCGTATAGAGCCAGTCCACGGATATTCGAGTAAAGTACACCAAGGTCTTTCTGAATGTCCTCCTCGGTGAAGTGCGACGGATAACTCCGCCGGTTCCTCACCTCCCGGACAGCATTTTTCACTTTCACAAGCATAGCCGACTTATCATTCTCTTTTGTTAGATTCAGTTCAGACACCAAATCCGCATATACTTCACCCTGAATATCCATGATCTATCACTCCTATGAATCTTTCGCTGTTACCGTGGCAATTCCGGCTTTCACAGCTCCGTATGATTCATCACACTCTACGATCAGAATCTTCTTGCCTGTTTCTGCTGTGATTTCATCTTCGCCGTTCCATGCACTGTACATCCGTACGTTTGCTCCGTATTCCGGAATGGTCACATTGTTTCCTACCTTATAGCGGTAAGAATTTCCTTCCGTAAGTTCCGGATCAACAGTGATTGCTGTTTTTCCCATTTCTGAAGCACTTGCACCACTTGTTACATCCAGTTCTCCGATTTCACCATCTGTAGCATCATCTACAGTTCCTGTTTCCAGAAGGTACACAGAATCCATTCTTTCATAAGACGGAAGAAGTGTTTCCGCAACAACCGTCATTGTCTGCATAGTGGAATCATATGTAGTAACTACTGCGACAGCCACACCAGACGGAAGAATCGTCACATCAATATCCTTCGCTTCCATCTTCGCCAGTTCTTCCGGAGTCATACCAAACCATGTGTTTCCGAGATTTCCTTCAGGTACAAATGTCACAAATCCATCTGGCACAAACGGATGTGTAACCCCTGCTTCATCCTTGTATTTTTTCTTGTATACAACAACTTCCACACCCGGATGCAGGTCGGAAATCAGGTTCTTCACAAGCTGGCTTGTCATATAAACATTTGCAGTTGGATTCTGCGCAAGAATCGCCTGCTGTACCTGCTTGCAGTTCTTCAGAAGCGTAAGCTCTGCCTGGGACATTACCAGGTATTTAATCGGCTCATTTGCATCCTCGATGATTTTCGCAATATCATCAAGAGGTTTCGCCGTCTCTGGATTCGCCCACAGTCTTGTCCCACTCAAAACCTTTCTGTTGTTCTTCGCCCACTGACCATCAGCATCATAATTATACTGATACACCACTCCATCACTGGAAATGTAGATAGATGGGCCGTCAGCCTCTGGGAACAGGAGCTGCATCCTCATTCTTTCAGGAACAACATTTGCACCATCCACCAGTGTCTTTGTGTCATTGAAAATATTGTTGACAACATCTTTCACAAACGGAGATGTCATGTCAGACAGCTTCGCCAGCTCGATTCTGTCATGTTCGGAAACAACCATTGCTTCACGGAAGAACGCCATTTCCTGTTTGTTGATGCCGAATCCTTTTCTTGCCCGGATAGTAGCCTTCGCATCAAAGTTACTCGGAGCAAGAGACACCGGCAGCCCATTCGCTGTTTTAATCCATTTTAGATCAATAGATGTCTTTCTTTTGTTCGGCCAGAACGCCAGACCAAGATCTGGAATGCTGTTACTCTTGTCATTTTTCGTATATACGGCAATGGCCGCTGAATCATATACTTCGTTCAGGTTAATCATCGTTTCTTTACCTCCCTTATTCAAACACGATCATAGGAAGTGCTGTTTTTGCCGCATCGGCAATAGCCGTTCCGTAATGTTTCGTAATCACATCATTGCGGACATATGCTTTTTTCAGGATTGTCCCCTGCGGTCTTGTCTGTGGCACGTCGTGAAGCAGGATTCCGATACAATTCTTATCGTTCTTAATCACTCCACCTGCACCAATCGGCGCCCCTGCCTTGCAAACACCATCCCTAAATGCTGTAGAATCAAGTGTAATCGGAATCGCTTCAAATCCCGGTCGTTTCAGTATATTCACCTCATCCGCCACTGTAATATTTTCGTTACCCATAGCCTGAATAGCCATAATCTCATACCTCCTACTTGTAATTTCCGATAATGTCCTCTGCGCTTTCCGCATCAGATCCTTTATCTTTTACCAAAGACTCCGCAAATTTCTCTGCGTCTGTCTTGTCATCAGCTCCCCCGCCACCGCCAGAACCTCCCGGCGTATTTGTTCCATCCATAAGCTCTTCCTTGGTTTTCTGGACTGCTGATTCTTTCTGTTTTGTAATCAGATTTGCAAGGTTTGTTGCCATTGACTTTGTTGTATCTGCATCATCAGACACAATGCCGTCAATCAAATCCTTGTAATCCTCCTCTGCCAGTCCTGCGGCTACGAGAATTTTTTCTGCATCCAGTCTATTTGTTTTTTTCGCAAAGTCGGCTTTTGCATCCTCCGCTTCTCTTAAGGCTTTCTGCACTTTCTCTTCGTCTGTCAAACCGGCTTCTTCTAACTTGTCATACTCTTTAGCCTTACGAACCAGTTCATCATAATCTGCTTTTTTCGGCACCTTATCTTTCCATGCCTTCACATCATTCCCGTTGATATTCAGAATCGCCGTAATCTGCTCTTCCGTAGCATCCGGAAAGCTCTTTTTGATATCTTCTCTTGTCATTTCGATTTCTCCTTTTCTTTCAGAACATACACTTTTTTAACACGGTGCGCTCCGTATAGTTCCTGTCCTCTTACGCTCGAACTTGCAAAATAAAAAGACAGTTACACTCCAAACGTGACACCGCTTGAAGTCTTTCTGTCTTTCAGATAACTTGGTTTTCTTGGTTTCTTTTCTTTCGCTGGGTCATCCCGACTCCTCTGTGATTTCACAGTGTTTGTTTTATGAATCATCTCTAAACTCCCTTCAGCCAGCACCGGCAGCCAATATGTGGTCTGCGTGGCACATTGCCTATCTCGAATACTCTTCCATTCAAGTCAGCGCATTCAGCACACACCTTGTCATCCTGTGCCGTTACCCATTGGACTCGCTTCACGCCGGAATCTTGCAATTCCCTAAGAAAAATCGTCCTCTCCATATCTACTGCAAATTCTTCTACCTGCATATTCCAGTTTCGGACATTCTTTTTCTGCTGAACCAGAATTTCCGGGTCTGACAAATCTCCAATGGACAAAATTGTTTCAAAGTACCGAGATTGTTTACGTTCCATCTCTGATGAGAAAGCATACAGAAGTGTTCTGCTGTATGTCGCCAGCAGTTCATCCAGATCATACTTATCAGCTTCAAATCCGTTCTGTTCTGCCAGATATTCAATCAGACCAGAGTAGAACTTATCGCTCTGCCGCTTCAATTTCTTGAAAAGGCTTTCTGTTTCCGTCTTAACGCTCATCACATTAAGCTCATCGAATTTCAACACAGTCAGCCTGAAATTGTTGAACGCCGCCTGTGTTTGCTTCTTCACCTTTTCTATATTTTCGCCTATGTACTCATACATCCACTATTCCTCGCCGTCTCCGCCATCATACGACCACTTCTGAAAACTTGGGTTTTTTGAAGCGTCAACCTTTCCCATACCAGATTTTTCTCCGGCTTCTTCCGGGGAGAACCCGGCATTGAGGTACTTCACGAACAGTTCTGCTTGCTTTGTCTGCGTTTCTAGGTCATCCTCCGAAACCTTATACTTGGCATCCAGATACGGCTTAGATTCCAGATAAACTTTTTCCGGGTCGCTCCAGAGTCCAACGGTTCGTATTGCAATCTTCGGATGAATCCCTTTTTCAAGCAGATAAATCAATGCCTGCGATTTAACAAGCATATTGTCCGTATTATTCCGAGTAATCTTGACGTCAATATCGGAGATGGTCAGTTCCTCGGAAATCTGCTGCTTCGTCTTAAGAATGTTCAGCGCAATCCGAAGGAACTCTTTTTCTGCCTTGATAGTAACAGGTTCATCAATCTTTGCTCTCTGCTCGGCGAAATCCCAGCCATTTCTTAAGTACACTGCCTGTCCAGTATCACCGCCGGTATTCTGCTCTCTAGATGGCATCCCTTGAATGATGAGGAAATTCTTGTAGAGGTCGTCCTTTGAGGTCTGCGTCTGCTGCTGATCAAGCTGTGAAGATACCATGCCAACGTCCGCCGGGAATGAAGGATTCACTGTTTTTACTTTCAAAGCCCCAATCTTACACATCCTAAGGAACGTATCTTCATCAATCTCACAGTTTACAAACTTCACAAAAGCCTGTACAAACTGCTCTATCCCATCTACACGGTTTGACTGAATCTGATTAATAGCATCTGTCATTGTGATGGTGATTTCTATATCAGACAGCCTCCGCACATTGTTCGGATATTCCACAAGAAGGATTCGCCCATGCCCGTTCGGTGTATCGCTTACAATCTTCTCACCTTTTATCTCAAATACTCTTTTCGGTGTCGTACACAGCCAATACTCTTCGTCATTCTCATCCCAACACCGGGAAAACGAAGCAAGAGCTTTGTGTCCATGCCTTGAAGAATACACAATGAAGTTGTCCCGTGGGTCAGCACAGTCAATCCCCATTGCCGGTTCATTCTTTTCCAGTTCATCCCGGCGCTTGCTCCACACTTCCCGATAAGCTGTACCGCAAGTGCTCTGCCAGTCTCCAATTTGGATATCGTAGAATGATTTATCAAGCACCCTCATGTAATCATTCAGCTTGTCAATCTCGCCAGATAATCCTTGCTTATCCTTCGTGCTTACATACTGAATAGGTTCGCCGTAGGTCTGGGCGGTCATAAACCGCACAACTTCCAAAGCGTGATTTTCAACCACATCATTCTTGATTTCTGGGCGAACATCCTTTGTCCGATACAGAATCGGTTGATCTCCGGCAACATAGTGATACAGGTAATCAATCTCTCTACGGTTCTGGTTATGAATCGTCATCGCACTTCCCCTTACTGTAAGGACATTTGCCCGATTAACCTCTCTTACATTGCTGTATATCACCTTTCGCCCATAATGCCCGCGACAGACTTTGTGAAAGGCTTTTCTGTTCTCATGCCATAAACTTGCCACCTGCTCACCCACTTTCCGCATCAAAAAAGCCCCATGCGAAATTAATCGCACAAGGCTTCTTGTCTGATTTCTCATTATAATGATACCACACCTAAAATATAAATGTGATAAATCTTTTTAGACCGTGTTTATGATCTGTGATACCCTCGCTTGCGTATAGCCAACACTATCTGCAATCTCCCTTTGCGAAACCCCATCCAGATAAAACATACTGAAAATTTCTTTCTTTTCTCCATCCGGCATCTTAGAAATAAATGCTTCCACTTCAGCAACTTCCTTCAGGACAGCATCCCTTCGCACTACCTTATCTCTTAATCTTGCGCTTATCTCATCTGCCGCTTTTGGCTCTGCCATCTGTACGGTCATATGAGTCTCAATATACGGAAAATTCTTTGATGATCCAGAAACTTTTCCGTTTACGATTGGTACATCTTCCAAACGATTTTCAAGTTTCTCAATAGCTTTTTCAAGAAGGACAAGCTCTCTTTTATTCCGCTTGTACCTTGAAAAGATAGATCTATCCATGCTTACCACCCTACTCTCTTTTTGATTGCGCTCATAATCGCTTTCCCATCAATATCTGTATACATTGATATTTCGTCTTCAAAAAATCGCTCACAATCATTACGCATCTGTGATGCCCATATATCTTTTCTGTTACGTTTCAGCTTTTTCAGCGCAATTTCATAATCTGTAACAGCCTGTTTTACAACTGCCACTGCCAGTCGTTGATAACCACCAATATCATAAGATTCTTCTCTCATAAATGCCTCCTAAAACGGCCTCTCCATCGCTTCACACTGAGCATATAATTCACCTTCAAGTGCCATTGCAAGCTGTGTCAGCCCGTCTGCGGCATCGTCATGCTCATTCTGCCCGATCTGTACAGTCATACACAGCTCGTCCATTGCTTCGCTGTATTCTTCGTCCTGCAAGTTTGGTTCAAGAAAAACGAAATGTTGCTGTATATACCCGGAATAGGCGATAATCTTCGCCATTTTCTCCATGTTTCCCGGCGCTTTCTTATCAGTGCAGCTACACTTATAGCCCATCTCCTGTAATTTCTCATCAACATACTTGCGGTACATATCCCCACCGTTGTTTCCCTCAAACTGGATTTGACGAATCTTCTCTCCCATGATTTTCCCAACAACAAGTGGCAATGTAGCTTCTTTCTTCCCTTTGTTGAATATCCAGGATGGAATATAAACATCCTTGTTCTCATATTCATAGCCAACCGGCATTGACAAGCTGTCACCGCCACCCCATGCCACATCGCAGGCAGAAGCCACTCTGTGATCTCCTTCAGGCAGCACCCCGTTGTAATACCGTAATGAGCCTTCTGGGAATAACAGACCTTCTCTGACAAACGGGTTCTGCATGAATTTCGCCTCCCACTCGTTCTTATCAAGTTTCTTTTTCATGTCTTGATAATATTTTGTGGAGAAGCCCTTTACTGGATAATCAAAGTTAGATTCTCCCTGTTCATTCAGAGCTGGTATCTTTCGGAAACGATAGCGAGGGTCATTCTTAAACTCTTTCTCTACCCGACCAAGCGGGTCCATCACATTCCACCGGGTTCCGACCATCAGCTCTTTAGAACCATCGTTCTTACGGTCAACAAGAATATTGAGGTAATCTTGATAGCGTCCTTCAAGCCGCCGTGGACTTAATGACTCCTTACGGTCCCTCACAAGGTCATCCACATACAGATAACCATCACCGCTTATATCAACAGCACCCGTCCATGTTCCGTCAATACCACGGCACGTTACGGTGGCAAAGCTCTCTACATCGTCATAGAACAGTTCATTCTTTTCAGAAGATTTACTCACAAGGCGTACATCCGGGAAAATCTCATGGAATGTGTATTCCTCATTGTCCGTCAGTTTTATGATGTCGTTATAGAATCTGTCTGCCAGAATGCCACTGTGTCCACTCATAGCGTTGTGACTGGCTGGACGCTTTCCGCAAATCCATGCAAAGAAAAAGATACAGATCGTTGACTTTCCGACTCGTGGTGGCATGGACAATCCATAAAATTCAATCACGCCATCTTCCAAGTCCTGAAGATCATCCACAACTACTTTCAGTGTTTTCGCCCTGGGCTCATAGAATTTCTTCCTAAATGGTCTGTTTTTCTCCATATACAGAAGGAAACTCTCAAACAGGAACGGCGCTTCCCAGTGAAGCACATTCCAGTACAGCTCATTCAGATTATCCGCCGGCGACAGACACACAAGCATGTCCTTCACGTACTTTGTCAGTTTCAAGCAGTACGGAAGTTCCGCATTGTCCTCTTCATATACAGCCCGTGCCATGCCAAAGAGGTCATTGAGCGTTTCGTATTCTGGATTCAGTTTTTGTATCGCATTGATAATTCTTTTGTTCCTACCTGAAATCACTGAAATCTCTCCTTAAACAAAAAAAGAGCCGACAACCTGTAATCTTTTACAGGTTAATCGGCTCTGGCTCGTTAGCTCTGGCTCTATAATTATTTAATACTATGTTTTCGCTCCTGTGCTATTACTTGGCACCCACAATACGGACAGTCAAAAGCGTCATAATGCTTAACCTCTTCTTTTCTGTTAATCGTGGACAGCCCTGTTACCTCTATATCTCTGACCTTATAATGCGATTCAATGTTAGGTGGAAAGCCTCGTCCACATATTTTACACTTAACCATTAACTTTCCTTGTGCTTCCATAGCTTTGAACACTCCCATCTTTAATCATCGGATAATACGCCCGTCTACAATGCTTGCAGTAAATCGGCGTATTTTCCATGTTTGAATTTTTCTCTATTTTCTGTGCTGTTTTGTGCCCGTGGGGGCAGTAATACCAGCCGTTTTTAATTTCTCCCATGCTTACTCACTCGCCTTAAAATTGTATACCGGCTTGATAATCTTTAAGATTTCAACAGTATCTTTGATATTTTCAATAATTTCACCCATTGGCTTATATGCCATAGGACTTTCATCAATCGTAGACTGATTGACTGAGGTTGTGTAAATTCCCCTCATGGATTCCTGATATTCCTCCAGTGGGACATTCTCCTTCGCCTTTGAACGGCTCATAATGCGTCCGGCTCCATGCGGTGCCGAACAGTTCCAGTCCTCGTTTCCTTTTCCAATGCCAATGATACAGCCGTCTCGCATGTTTATCGGGATAAGCAGTTTTTCTCCTGCCTTTGCTGAAATCGCACCTTTGCGGACAATGTTGGTGTCATGGTCGATATAATTATGGATTGTCTGAAATCGTTCCATCGTGCTTCTCGAAAACGTCCATCCCATATAATAAAATATAATATCCTGTATCGCTCTCCTGTTAATTCTTGCGAACTCCTGACAAATTTTCATGTCATGCATATACATTTCTCTATGTTCGCCAGTAAGATAGCAAAGCTCTTTTGGGATATTCAACTTATCCGGCTGCCACTTTCTTTTCAGTTCGGAAAGTCCTTTCTGAATATCTTTCTGTCTCCCAGACGCTTTGTATTCCTCAATCAGCTTTTGGCTTTCCTCTGCCAGTTTATTCAATCCTTGCATATCATCAATAGCCATTTGCTGATAAATCTCTGCTACTTGCTTACCTAAATTCCTGCTGCCGGTGTGAATAACAAGGTACTTTGTGCCGTCTGAATCCTCATCTACTTCGGCAAAATGATTTCCTCCTCCGAGCGTCCCAAGACTGTGTTTTAGCCAGTCCACATTCTTTAACTGGCCTTTGCAATACAAATCATCAAACTGTGCAAACGGAATTTCTTCATCCCTTACTGCCCGTCCTGCCGGTACATGTTCTCTGATAACGGAATCCAATCGTGCAAAATCAATATCAGTTTTACCGATTTCGCAGCACAACATCCCACATCCAATGTCCACGCCGACTATGTTCGGAATCACTTTACCTCCCAAATCAGCAGTAAATCCTATCACACATCCTTTTCCGGCATGTACATCTGGCATGATACGCACTTTGCAGTCCGCAAATGCAGGCTGCTTAATCAGCGTGTAAATCTGACTCAAGGCTTCTGGTTCAATATTATTTGTAAATATTCTCAAATCACTCATTCTTTTCACCTCTCATATTCAGTGCCACCGGCGGCTGACCGCCAATCACTGACAAGAATATCTGCGGACGTTTACCGTCCTGCACATCCTTCAAAATCTGCACCAGTTCTTCATCGGTAAACTCCCAACAGGAGACCACCTCATCTGTGTCGAACTTCTCATTGTGAATATGAAGAGCTGGCAGGTCTGAACAATCAGGATGACGAAATACACTATTATGTTCTGGAAATCTAACAGGATTCATCCTCTATCCTCACTTTCAGGCAATAAAAAACCAACCACCGAATATTTGATGGTTGGTGAACAATTATTCCGGAATAACATTTATATAGGCATCTATTGAATCGTCGTAATTTCCATGTCTATGCCAATTATTTTTTAGGGAAACAATTTTGCAAGCTATTCTAAAGCGCTTTCCGATGTCTTGGGTAGTGAAGCAATATTCATAATGTTTTCCACCTTTTATGGAGTTAAGATTTACTTCCCATATGATTTCATATTCGCCTTCAACTGCATACTCGTTGGTATCAACATCAATTTTTATTGTTTCTCCAGGCTTATACGCTTTTTGAACCAAAAACACAGTATGAGAACAATCTGGATCGTATTTTTTAACCTCATTGCTCTCGGTTTTCATTTCTATAAATCCCGGTGCTTCATATCTAATTATATTTTGTGACATATAATCTCCTCCCTATTTTTATGAGAAAATTATACCATCCCAACCATCAATATTCAATTATCAAAGTTCAAAATTGGAACAGCAGGACTCGAACCTACAACCACCCGGATATAAGCCGTGCGCTCTACCATTGCGCTATGTTCCGATAAGCCGGTTACCCCGGCTTGCATTGATGTTTTTCGTGTCATGCTTGGCACTATCTGGTTCTTGTTTACAACGACTCGCCAGAGTACCCGTTGGTTGTTTTTTATGCGGTCGCTCCGCAGATGGTTTTGTTTTTACGCCTTTTCGCCATTCCATCAAGAACTCTCGGCGGCACTATACTTGTGCGATGTGCTATTTAACCGATAACCCCGTACATTGACCGTGCATCAATGCGATATGTCTGGAAAGCAAACCCACGCACAAAATTTGCTTTCCGGACTGTTGAAAAGAACATTGAGAGTGAATCCATTTTGAAATCGACATGAATGCGTATATCTTAATTTCCTTGCTACCGTGCGTGTATCCCGTTATAAAACCACTTGTCCTCTTAGAGGCTCAATATTATACTTCCGGGGACTTTCCAGAATTGACTGCTTACTACTCCTTAAGTCCTGTGGCCTTGATCTCTGGAAAAGTTTTTTACAGGATTTAGCTAGTAGGTCGCATATCCTGTTTAGTGGGAAAATGGGAGGACTGGACTCGAACCAGTATCTTCTGCACATAGTTACATCCGGCTTTCAGTGCTCTGCCAATTTAGCTACCTCCCCAATTATCCACCCCAACCATAGACCGCCTGTAAACAGACAGCGTAATTGTAAGCGGAAACATATTTGCACACGCCCTCATACAAGGTGACACGCCGGTATGGTATTTAGTGACGTGTGCGGTACTTGCTACTTGATGCACCCTTTTCACAAGCATTTTCTTTTCCGGCATATTTATTCCAACTCTTCATGCCAACGCTATGCAATGGCATATGAGACCAACTTCATACTACACAAGAAAGATGAAAGCCTCGTTCAAAGCGATTATAACTCCAACGATCCCACACACAATTGCGGTTGCCGTATCTTTCTTCTTTGCCCGTATTACCGAATAAACAGCAATTCCAAAGAAAATCATCATCAAAATTACATCAAATGTAATCAAAACTCCTTTTAACATTTCCATAATGCTGATCCTCCTTAACAATTACTTCTTGCAAGCCATGTATAACGTGTTGCTCTCCACACTTCTCGCTTATCATATCCAAGATTCTCCATACATTTCACAAATTTATATCTGCGACATATAGGATATTTGCATGTGCCGTGAATAGTCTCAAGCGCAAGCCGAATATCATCCAAAACATCTGTTATCACTTGCACCGCAAACTTGAAGTCTTTCACAACCATGTCTATCAGCTCAGGAAAAGTGTATCTGAAAAAGTGACGAACCTTTTTCGCTACATTCTTGAACTGAATCACTGATATGCCGCATTTACGGATTTCCTGTGCCTGTTCCTCAGTTAATGTCATGTACATTTCTATTCCTCCCCGGCTATTCTCCGAACAATCTTTTCTGCCAGTTCATTCGTCCATATCTCAACATTTGCTGGTATTTCTTTAAGTGCCGTCTGGACACTTACCACAAACGCCTTGTAGAAATCTTTGTGTTTTTGCAGTTCCTCGGAAACGATCAGGCAGGCATCGGATAAATTCTCTGGTGAAAAATCGAAAGTGACCATCCCAAATGTCTCAATATCTGGCCTACCCACCACTTTAAACTTAAACTCCGGAACTTCATCAACTGAAGCATGGAAATCTGCTGATATAACCATCGGAATCTCCACATTGTTCACAAAGCACCTTGTCTTATCAATTTTGACACTCTTTCCAGCTTTTATTAATTCTTCTTCATCACTAATTATCCTCACTTTGTTCATCTCATCACGCTCCCGGATAAAATCCTATTCCCATTTGCCTGTAAAAATCTTTTTCTAATTGACGCTTCAACTCTTCCAAATCAATCGTAATTGTTGCGTCCTTGTCAATCTTAATATCCCGGTAATTATGTTTTACCGCCATTGGCTGAACCATTTCCGCAGCACTTGGTATTGCGGCCGACATAGCAAAGTTTGGTTCTATGTATCCTTTTGCTTCCAGACGTTTCCTAGAACACTTTGAAACGAATGGACATTTTCGACATTTTTCGGACAGTCTAGTTATGCTCGTCATCGTCTTCTCCTTCCCAGTCTTCGCATGTATGACCATATTCGACAAAATCAGCCACATACTCGCTATCTCCATTCACGCAAACATAGCCCTGCATCTCATTGTAGATGCCATATTTACATGTCCCATAACATTTTCCACTCATCACAATTCCTCCAACTGCCTTTGTAATCGTTCAATCTCACAATCATAGAACTGCAAAATCGCATCTGTTAGTCCATTATGAAACCCTTCATGCCTACCGCAACAGTCAATCTCGGATTTACATGGAGCAACAGTCATATACATAACTCCTCGACTTATATGATATTTATCCAACTTTAATCTATCGATGCAACTCTGAATGTCAGAGTATTTCTTAACCTTTTCTTTTGCTTCCTTAAACTGTTCTTCTGTCATAAGATCCTCTCCTCTGATGTGGCCTTTTTATTTTTTATGTGGTTGACCCACTCACCTAACCCCTCCGGGGCTTCGCCCCTCAGACCCCCACCCCGGAGCGATCCACTTTCTAAAAATGCGCTCTGATCCTGAGTGATTGATGTATCGATTCAGAGTTTAGCGGATAAATAAATATTTGTCCGAATAACTTCGATCTATATATTGTGTCCTATCGTTTACGCATACAATATATTGTTGTTTTAATGTTCCTGGCGTCTATATGAGTTTAATTATCAATCACTTTAATCAATTATCTGTCTCTTTAGCCTCTGGGAACTTCGGGATCTGCCGTTGATCCGCTTGATCTATGCCATATTTGCGGGCCATATCTGGTATTGATGGGGCTGTCTGCCTCTGTTCCTGCCCTCTTGGCTGTCCCATATTCCACCCATAATGCCTGTTTAAGATGCCCAATATACCAACTGGATTTCCCTTTCCAGACACTAAACGGACGCTTAAAGACTCCTCCCTTTCTGCGTTCAACTTTTTCGCTACCTCGGACGAACCACGCTCAACCGTACCCTCATTTAACCATTCATAAATAGTATCTACACTAATCCCTGTCAGTTTACTAAAACCCATGATAGACACTTCTTTACTGTATTCATAACAGAGATTAATATATATATCGCAGATATTATTTAATAACTCCTTGTTACTGTAATCTATATTAGATTTACCATTATATCTATAATTAGGGTTA